AATATTGTAATCGTCAAATAGTATAATGCCTGAAAAGGTGCATTTACATCATTAAAAAGGTAAATGAGTAATTTTTTATTTTTTATATAGAAATTTGTCTCATTTATCTTTTCGGTCGGTGTAATAATAGGTATTATAATTGGACGATTTATTTGGACTTATTATAAGTTAGATTTTGGTAGTAATCTAAATCTAGTTTTATTTACTTGTTTAGTAGTTGTTATTCAAATAATTCATGATTGGTTATTTTATATATTTTTTTCACGTGTTCCTAAAGGTTATAATGCTATGTTAGATTTTTTTAAACTCTACGCACAAGATAGTGGTGTTTATGCTATTTTAGCAGATTCAATTATGATTATTATGGCAGTATTATTTTCTTCATATTATGCTTATTTTTCACTAAATAATAATATTATTATAACTATTTTATTGCTTTATTTAATACCATATTTTATTAATTTTAGTTAATTTTAGTTAATTTTTTTCTTATATTTTAGACTGCGTAATAATTTTTATATAAAACAAATAAAAACTAATAAATAGTTTAATTAACTTAGTTCATAAGTTGTTTTTGCTTTTTCCTTTTGTTCGTTAGCCTTTTGTTCTTCTTCTAAAAATTTAGCATAATTAGCCTGCATTACTTCAGGATTAGCGTTACAATTTATATTAGTTATTTTTAACTGAACTAATGCAGTTAATAATATACCGCTATATATAAACCATAAAGCCTCGCCAACATTATCTCTCGAAACAACCATCTTAAAGAAATCTTCTTTTATTTTCTTTGTAGTTTCATCATTTTCATTTTTAAATTGGACTTTCTTTAATGGATGTAATAAATTCCAATAATTAATAAAATTTTCAGGCACAATTTGATTAATTAAAAGTGAATTAGACCCTAAAATTTTAATTATTGTTTGCCCTGCTAATTCAACTGCTTTTTGCTCGTCTTTTGATTGTATTTCTTCAGTTTTAGAAGCAATTTCTCTGTCTAATAATAATTCTGATAATAAGTTATTTGCTTTGCTTGAAACATAAAAATAACCGACTACATCTGCGAATGCTGACTTGAAACCAGGTGCAATACTTAAAACAAATAATATAACACCAAATAAAAGTGTCCAAGGTATAAATGTAATAAAAAATGCCGTTCCCATTGCTTTCGAATATGAGTCACCACAATTAGATTTAATTATACCAGCATTTAGCAAAAATTGAGTTAGTACAACAGTTAAGAAATAAATAGCTAATGCACCATAATTCTTCATTTTAAAACTTTTAATTTGTTCTAAATTAGTTTCATTAGAAGTATCATACATATTAATAGTTTGTTTAGGTTTTAATATTAAATAATAAATCAATGTAATTATTAAAAATACTATATTATTTGAAGCAAATCCTGATATCATATTATTAATTTATTATAATAATATGTTATAAAAATATTATTATCTTTAAAATTTAGTGAATTACACCGACCAAAAAATTATAAGTAATTATTAGACCGAGAGAAATTATTAGAAAAAACTGAATATTGGTAGTCCAGTAATAAGATTTTGATGTTCTCTAATTTTAGCATTTTCAAAATTCTTAATTTTCTCTAAAATATAATATTGTTTAAGCTGACTTTTTTCTTTTTTCTCTTCAGGTGTTAATTGCCCTTTATATTTATAAAATAATATAGCCATTATAAACGATAATAAAGTTAATGTTAATATAATATTAAATAATAAATTATAATAATTTTCTCTTATTTTATGACATTGTTTTAACGATTCGTTTAAAAAATACATAACACCTGGTTCAGTTAATAATGGTTTCTCTGTGTTAATAAAATTAAAATTTGACATTATTATTTAATAAAAAACATATAATATAATATTGTTTATTAAACAAATAAATTATTATATTATTATAATTATGACTACTAGCATTATTAATATTCCTCAGTTTGAAGAGAAAACAATAAAAGGATTTGAATTAAGAGAAGAAATAAAAGAAAATCCAGAAAATAATGTAAAGTTGGCATTATTAGAATATTTTAAGTTAAAAGAAAGATTTGAAGCCGAGTTAGTAAAAGAAAAAAAGAAATTATTAAATAATATTAATTTATCAAGAACAGAGAGAAAAGCAGAATATTTAAAATTAAAACCAAAATGTGTTAACTGTGGAAGACCATCTCAAAAGGGCACAATTTTTACTACAACTTTTAGACCAGATGAAGAAGATAATAAAAGTGAAGGTATTCGTATTTATAAAGCATTATGTGGTGTAATTGCTGAACCGTGTAATTTAAATATAGAAATAGAAGTCGGACATTATGATAGCATAGAAGAAACATTAAATAATTTACAATTAAGCATAAAATATTTAAAATCTATAATTATTGAAGATAAAAATAAATTATTATTTGGATTATTAAGTGAAGAAAAAGCAATTGAAAATTTTGATGTTAATAAAAAATATTTAAATGATTTAACATCAATTTATGAAGATTATTTAAATAAATGGAATCAATTAACAAACTCAATAGAAGAGAAAAATGCACTTGAAGAAAAAACAATGTTATATTATAGTTATATTAGTCAAATAAAAGAAGCAATTAAAGAAATGCGTGTTACAAATGATGAAGTATATTCACGTGACGCAGTTTTTATTTATCAAAATAATTTAAGACCATTAAATAATGAATTAATGGCTTTAAAATATAAAGATTGTGCTATTGATGTTGAAAATTCAAACTATTATTTAATTCAAAAACCTTATAAATTAGAAGATAGTTTAATAACAACATTTAATGATAATGTAAAATCTTTTATTTTGGGTGCACCAAAAAAATCAAAATTAACTAAAAAAGAAAAATTATTAATGCAAGAAAGAGAAAATAACGAACAATTAAAATTAGAACAACAAAAAGGACAACCTAAAATACAAGAAATACCACGCGAAACACCTACATTCGGACAAGGACCAGATGGATTATTATGGACCAATGATGCTTATAATAATTTATGGGCTAAATTACCATCTAAATTAAAAGATGAATTTAAGCTTAATATTGATTGGATGAATGAATTTATGTATAAATGTGTAAATGAACGTCAAAAACCAGGATTTCAAAGTTGTAAATTAATTAATCCACCAAATATAATTATTCCACCACAAACCGATAAAAAAGGAAATTATGATTTTGGTATTCCAATTTATAATAAGGTTTTTAATAAGTTATCAAAGTCATTACAAAAAACATATTTAACACTCTATAGAGAAGATATAAACACAAAAGCCAAAGACTATAAGCAATTTGAAGATGCATTAACTGATTTAATTGGAAAAGAATTAGGAATGGAACGTGGTATATTTTAGATAATTATTTTTTCACCTTTTAACAATTAAAACGCCGACTTAACGACATTAAAAAAGAAAAAATGAAAAATTTGATTAGTATCCGTCGTGAAACGGATATGATGTTTTAAGAATTTACCTCCCTACAAAATACTGCTGGTCTTTCTCCTATATCAAATACAGAACTGACTATTGCTAACATATTTTGGACGGCATTCTTATCTCTGTTATGGATTATTTCGCACTTTGGCTTAACCGATTGACATCGTAATAATCCGTGACAGATTTCTGTTTCCCCTTTTCTTTTAGGTTTTTTACTTGGTTTTTCCTTAAATGTTTCTAATTTATTATGACAACAATTACATAACATTGATGTTTTGTATTCATTCACTAAAAACGTTTTATATCCAGCATTTTTGAATATTCTTCTAAACTTCTTACAAATGACTGGTTCTACTCCTTTCATATGGTAACTTCCTTTATCATAATCACCCATTACATAAATGGTATTTTCTGGACTACCAAATTTCTTGGAAAAATTTTGTATCATTTTTCTTTCACTTTTCTGAGAATTTGTAAATGTATTTAGTTTGAATTTCTTATAGAAATCTTGCTGGTAATGATTGAATAATTTGGAATTTACTTTGTTTTTCTCAATACAATATTCCTTAAATTTTTCGTAATTCGTTGTTTTGCTATTATAATCTTTCAATTCAGTTTCTATTTCTTTAATGGTTTGCTCTTCTATTATAGTTTCTTTGCTTACTTTATCTCTAATTTTACTATACTTTTTCATTCGTGTTTCTAATCTTCGTTGGTTCTGTGTATAACGAAATGTTTGTAATTTTCCATTTTCATCTTTTGAACCACAATAAATAAGGTCTGACATATTAGGGTCAATACAAACAACTTTCATTCTTCTTAACTCATCTGTAATTTCAGCTTTTTCAATATAATCTGTATTGATTTGTTCGCAACATTTTTTATTTTGTATTGTTTTTGGAAGAGGTTTCCCATTTTCACCTAACCGTATGAATAAAGGACAACAAGAAACACCATCTGTTCGTATCATAAAAAAGAATGTATATTTTTTCCCTTTTTTGAATGTTCGTTTGTTTAACTTAAAAAATCTGTTCCATAAATCAAATTGATTTGTTCCTTCTGTATAATTATCCATAATTTCACCAGTATGTTGTTCTTTATCTAAAAAATTAAAAATCAATCCACACGTATCAATGCAAATATGTTTTCCTACAATATTGGTTCTTAGTGGTAATGCTTGAAATAATCGTATTTCTTTTTTCTTAATATCACTCATTTCATTATTTCTTATAATTTCATCATTCAATAATTCAAATTGTCTAGAAAGATAAAACATAGAAACTAAATAATCTTGTGTATTAGATTTCAAATCATAATAAATATTATCATTATCAAATTCGGTTTTATTAGGATACAAATGGTTTCGTTGTTCTCTAATCCACGAATGGTATTTTTCTGCTGATTTTGGTTCATCAAATGAAATTAAATCCTTTTTCACTTTATTAAATTCATCGTATAGTTGCTTATGTAATTCTTTTCTAACCACCTTATCTTTATTGTTCTTGGTAATTTCAGCAGATTTTTCTTTGATTTGAAATGTGAGATTTACATATTTATTGAGATGGTCAATAAAATGTTCTTGAATATTGTTGTTAATGTTGGTAACCATATCAATAGCTTCATATGCTAAAATGTATTTTAATTTATCATAATAAACAATATCATTTTCAGTTAAAGTAAATGAATAATGTTCATTATAGAATTGGGTGAGTATTTTTACTTGTTCTGGCATATTTTTTTCAGTAAATGCTCCTTGTTTTGACATTCTTTTGGTAATAACAATGAAAACCCGAGAAATAAACAATTTATCAATATTTGGAAAAACTAAATTGTTATCATAACAATAAATAAAATAAAGTTTAATAAATTGATAAGCACGAATAACAATTTTATTGGTTCTATTCACTAAATCATTGATGATAGGTAAAATAGATTTTTCCTTAATAACATTGTTTATGTTGTCCTTATTGGTTTTCATATAATCAAAGTTGTCTTCCTCTTTTTTCTTCTCTTTAACTTTTTTAGGTTTTTTCATTCCTATATATTATAAAAAGATTTTATTTTTAAGTAGTTTTAACGAAAAAACTTCTAAATATTCCTAAATATTTTCAATTGAATTTATTTCATTTTGATTTTTTAACTTTTCTTTTCTTTTTTGATATGCTATTTTGTTATATTCCTTTTTCTTCTCTTTTGGAATAGTCGCATTATAATTTATTTTTTCTTTATATTCTCTTACCTTTTGTTTAATTTCTTCTTTATGATTTTGATAAAATGTCTTACTTCTTATAGGTGCGGTATATTTTTTTAAATGTTCTTCTAAATCATTATTGCGTTTTTTTAATTGTTCTATTTCTATTTTAAGATTAATTATTTCATTTTCCATTTTATTAAATAATGCTAAATAATTTTTAAATATTTTATGACATATTATTAAGTATGTCATCAAAACATAAAGGTGAAGATTATAAAAAGAGTGCTGTTGAATATTATTTACTTGGTGATAAATCACAAATAGAAGTATGTAATATATTCAAATGTAATCCACGCAGTTTAATGAGATGGGTGGATAAATATAAAAGAGATGGTGAAATATAATATTATAGTTTAATAATATTATAGTTTAATAATATATATATATATGTTATTAAATTATATTTCATTACCAGTATTTTTAATTAGTTTCGCATTAGGTTTATTTTTTGTTTATATTTATGGTTCTCAAAAAAAGACTATATATATTTATCCAAGTCCAGAAAATATTGATAAAATATTATATAGAGATAAAGCTTTAAATTGTTTTAAATTTAATGAAATTGAGGTTGAATGTCCGAAAGACCAAACATTAATAAATAATATTCCATTACAAGAATAATTATTCTTGAAGTTCTTATTTTTTATTATTTTATCTACAATTTGATTTAGTATAAAAGGTGTAAAATTACACCGACTAAAAAATATAATATAAATTATTTTTATAGCCAAAATAAAATAAAATAATTTGTATAAATAAATATTTAAATACATTTATATAGTATAATGTCAATTAATTTAGGTAGATTTCTTCATACACAAACAGGTAAATTATTAATGTCTTTATTATTAGGTTTTGGTTTAGCCTCTTTATTTAGAGTTTCTTGTAAAGATTATAATTGTATAGAATTTAAAGCCCCATCAATTGAAGAAATAAAAGATAAAATATTTAAAGTAAATAATAAATGTGTTATGTATGAACCAGAATTAACAAAGTGTTCTAAAAAATCTAAAATAATAGAGTTTTTTAGTGTATTTTAGTATAAAGTAGATGCGTATTTCTTTCTCACTTGATTATCTAAGTAATATTTAAATAATAATATGTCAGCAATTAGTGATTTACCTACAGATCCAATTGGAGTAAATACATTACCAAATAATATAACAATGACTACAACCGAATTACCATCATATAATCCACAAATACCACCTCCAGCTTCACAAATAATACAACCACAAACACAACAAACACAACAAACACAACAACAAGCTAATTTTTTCTCTCAAGCACCACAAATACCACCATCACAAATACAACAAACATTAGACCAAGAAACAATAAGTCAAATAATTAATGGTATTCAACAAGCTTCATTATCAGGTTCAACTTTATTACCATCTAGAGATATTCCAATGTCAAGTGACGCAATAAAAATGGATAGACAAGCACGTCCTAATTTTATACCAGAAGTTCCGAGTGAAAAACTTGATTATTTAAAGATGCAGGACTTGATTGAAGAGAAAAATGCTACATTAAATAAATATTCGAAACAACAGCAAATAAATAATTCATTAGATAAGTTTTACAATACTATACAAATGCCATTATTAGTAGGATTATTATATTTTATATTCCAATTACCAATTGTAAAAAATATAACCTATAAATATATTCCATTATTATTTTCAAGTGATGGAAATTATAATTTAACTGGTTATATAGTAATAAGTATAACATTTGCTTTTGTGTATCATATTTTACAAAAATTAATAACATTTATTCAATAAAAACAAAAATCTTCTAGAATATAAATATTACACCGACCGAAAAGAAATTTTTTATATTACAAAGACTAATACAACCACTCAATAATATTTATATTAGAATTTAAATACTTATTTACAATTTTCTCTGTAATTAATTTGCGATTTAATTCTTTTGTTATTTCTTCAAATTCTTCAAATTGTTTAATAATATCAATCATTTTTTTAGTTGGTATCCAATTATTAATACAAGTTAATGAATGACAACAAAAACAATCAATATTTTTATATTTAAATAAAGCATAACGAAATTCTTTATTCTTTATTTGTAAATAATAATTTTCATCTTTTCCATTAATTTTTAATTTTGGTGGATAAAAGGGATAATCATTCATCAAAAAATCATAAGTTTTATCATTATTATAATTATAAATAATAATATTATATGATTTAGTATTATTTATTATAATATCAATAGAATATTCATTAATATTAAAATATTTTATAATTTCTCTTAATTCAAGTGTTAATCTTCGTTTAAGAGATTTTTGTGGTAAATTATCTAATTTTTCATTTAAATAATAATAAAAATTATTTTTAATAAATGGATAATGAATGATGATAGAATTCATAAAATTTAATGTGCTCATTTTGTAAAAGTAGATATAATATTATTATTAATTATTATTTAATTTATTATTATTTAATTTATTATAATAAACTATTAGTTATAAGTTTATTATTAGTTTATAAATTGAGTAAATTATATTAGATAAATATAAAAAAAATTATGCCATTAATAATTGGTTCACGACGACGTAATAAATATCAAAAAACAAAAAAAAGAAATTATGGTGGAAATAGTAGTTATAGTAATGCTACACAAAATTCAAATAATAATATAATTATAAAATCTAAAAATGGTAATAGATCAAAACTCAATAATTATACAAAACGTATTTTATCTAAACCTGAAGAATTTACAAAATATTGGGCTAATTTTAGTTCTCAAATATCAGATGATGATAATAGAGAATTTACAGCATCTGGAAATGCATCTACATATGGCTATATGAAAGTTGGAGGATTTCAAACACTTTTAAATAATTATCATAATTATATTAATTCACAAATAACAACTAATAATATAATTAATAACCGACCAATTAGGACATTTTATGATTTAGGTTGTGGTTTAGGTATGCCAAATATAATGGCAACATTATTTATTCCAAATTTAGAACATTCAATTGGTATAGAATTATCAACCCAGCGAACACAAAATGCAAATATAATTTTAGATAAATTCAAGAGAAATTTTAGTAATTTCGGTAACAAAGTACAATTTATAAATGGTAGTATATTAAGTGACGAATTTAACTATGAAAATGCCGACCTTATTTGGATTTCTAGTTTATGTTTTAATAATACAATATTAGAACAATTAACAACTAAATTAAATAATGAACTTAAACCAGGAACACATATATTTACATCAAAAGAATTACCAAATTTAAAAGTTAGTTATCATAATAAAATAGAATTAGAAATGAGTTGGACACCATCAAGTTCTACAAATCATTATGTTATTTGAAATTGAATTACTTGGAAATAGTTAATTTTTACATTATATTATGAATATTTTCTCTCAAAATCATAAGCATATAAAAATTTGAATAAATAAAAATCTAATAAAAATAGTATTTTTTAATTTTTTTAACTCATTATATTAAGTAACCAACTAATGAAAAATAAATTATGTAAAGATTTAACATTTAGTGAATGTGAATTAACAATATTACGTATGGCTGTAGATAACGCAGAATTAAAAATGGGTAAACGCTTAGTTAACACAGATGAAATGAAGAGAATAATTGATATTTTGGAAGAGTTTATGAGACGAAAAAAAACAATTATTCTCTTCATTTCA